GTCGGTAACATGTACAAGCAGGGAAGCGACCAGCCCGGTGAGTTCTTTGAGTCCGGTATTGTCAAGAGAACCAACCCATTTGCAATCGTGAAGGAAAGCTATGAGGTGAGTGGTTCTAACGCTACCAACATCGGCTACATCGACGTGGGTGGTGGTGACTACCGCTGGTACATCAAAGGCGAGATGGACGCTCGTCAGCGTTTCCTTGACGCTAGAGAGTTGACCTTGCTTATGGGAGAGAAGACATCTGTGCCTACTGGTATCTCAGGAACTGAAGGTTACTTTGCTGCTGTCAAGGACAGAGGCATTGTGTCAACCGAGGGTGGGTCTCCTACCGACACCTTTGATTCTGTTGATGACCTCGACAATGTTATTGCTCTCCTCGACAAGAACGGAGCCGCTCCTGAATATGCAGCCATGCTGAACAGCGCAATGTTTGTTCAGTTCAACAACATGCCTGCTGTCGCTGGTGCCACTGGTAGTGGAGTAACCTCCGGTGTGGCGGCAAACTTCGGTGCGTTCCAAAACAATCAGGAGGCTGCAATCAACCTCGGGTTCCAAAGCTTCGCTAGAGGTGGGTACACTTTCCACTTGAAGAAGATGCCTTTGTTGAACAGCCCGAACCTGTTGGGTCACGCAAGCGGTCAGAAGGTTGTTAAGGGAATGATGATTCCTTTGACCAATGTTGTTGACCCGCAAACTGGTAATTCAGCACCTGCATTGGAGTTGAACTACAAGGCTGCAAACGGATACAACAGAGAAATGGAGCACTGGGTAACTGGTGGTGGTGTTCTCGGTTTCACTAATGCAACCGAAGACATTGCGAAGTTCCACTATCGCTCTGAGTGCTGCTTGATTACTCGCGCTGCTAACCAGCACGTTTTGATTAAGTAATCTGATTAAGTAATGTGGGGGAGGGAATGGCTCTCCCCTTCATTACCTCCTTCAATAAAATTTTTTACAATGGAACAGACCCAAAAGCGCGGAGGCCGCCCGCCCAAAAAAGCTGCCGCCCCGTCAAAAACAAAGTTCAAGAGAACTCTAAAAGACGAAAGCAATCTGCCCAGAACGTATGAGGTAATCAACGGCTGCAATTACATACTGAGGATTGCGAGCAAAAATGTTCAGGTGTTTGACAAGGAGTCAAATCGTGTTAGAGCAATTAGGTATGCCCCGTTAGAAAACTCTGTCTTTATGGACGAGCAGTCTAGTCTTGCCCGTGTGGAGCATGTCATGTTTGAAAACAAATACCTTGTTGTGCCGGTCGAAAAGCCGAACTTGATTCAGTTCATGGAACTTCACCCCGACAACGTAGCAAACGGAGGAACGATTTTCAAGTTGGTAAACAAAGAAGAAAACTTCGAAGAGGATGTCGAGATGGACTTCAAGATTAGTGATGCAATCAGCATCATTAAGTCCAGACCAATAGACGAACTTCTCCCAGTGGCATTGGCCTTGAGGGTAGACACAAATCAAAAGGACTTAGCCATCAAGCATGGGCTGATTAGATTCGCAAAGCAAAAACCAGATGAGTTTTTGGCTACGCTCAATAGTCCTATGGTTAATGCACGCTCAGTTGTTTCTCAATGTCTTGACTTTCAAGTGATTGAGCAAAGAAACGGTGCTGTGGTTTGGTTTGATACAGGCAAGATGATTGTTTCTGTACCCGTAGGACAGGATGCTGTTGAGGTAATGACTAGATTTGTAATGACTGATAAAGGTTCAACGGTGCTCACAGAGCTGGAACGCCAGCTTGAGGCCATTGCCTGACATCAACGTATTCATCGGGGAAGGGGGGCCAAGAGCCCCCTTTCTTTTTCTGTATATTTGCCTGAGATTCCCCTTAATCCATGGCAAGCGTAAGAGAAGTTTACAATGCACTGAAAGACATCGCTAATAAAGACCAGCGAGGCTTTGTTACACCCGCTCAATTCAATGCGTTTGCACCTATTGCGCAATCCAACATTTTCAATCGGCTGTTCACTAAGCTCAGCAACATTGAAGCCTTGAGAAGACGGGGTATTGACCCCGGCAGAGACAAGTCTCTAGCCAAGCAGATTAAGGAGGACTTGGCAATGTTTTCGAAGTCGTCCGGTGCAATTACCAGAACGTCTGGTTCTCACTTTGCAAAGCCCGACGACCTCTCCAAAATCATCACAGTAAAGACACACGGCTCCATCCTCATGGATGTGTCGTCATCTGTTACTATTCCCGTGGAGTACGACGAGGAGAAACTTGAGTACATCCTCAAGAGCAATCTAAGCAAGCCAACAGAAGACAATCCTGTTGCGTTCTTGGATGATGAAATCATGGTGTTCCCAGACAGCATCAAGAAAATCAATGTTCGATACTACAAGCAACCCGAAGGCTTGAACGCCAGCACGGGTGCTAGAACTGTGTCTATGCCCACGTTTGGCTTCACCACCACCAACAACAAGGAGGTGTATCAGGCTTCTACCAGTGTGGACTTTGAGTTGCCAGAGCACTACGTTCCTGAGATTGTCGAGGAAATGGCTAGGCTTATCGGTGTTACACTGCGTGACGCTAACATCTACAACTACGCAGAAACTCAATCGCAAAAGAGATAACACATGGCAAGGAACCTCGTCACCGTAGACCAAGTGGTTAATGACTTTGTTCTGACCCTTGACTCTGATGATTACGTCAGCAACGCTTCTGATGTAGTTATCAGGAACCTTGCCCTGCGCGGAATCAGAGAGATGGGATTCGACATGCTGAAGCGCGTGCGCTCAGTGAAGTTGAACAGAAACAGCAACGACACCGTTGACTTGCCAGATGACTTTGTGAGTCTAATTAAGATTGGCATCGTGGGTGACGACGGCTTGGTTCATGTGTTTGCCGAAAACAAGAACATTGACTACGCTCAAGCCTACGCAAACAGCAGTGGCACCAAGGTGTCTTCTACAGCTGATGCGGTTGACTCTGATGGTGACGGTGTGTTTGACAGGGTAGATGACAAAGGAACTACCACTGGTGGTGTCTTCGGAGATGAGGACTTCATCACCTTTAGCAACTACGTCTTTCAGGGCGGCATCGGTCAGATTTACGGTCTTGGAGGTGGATTCTACGAGGGTCAGTACAGACTCAACGAAGACCAGAACAGGATTGAGCTGTCCGCAGGGTCGGGCAATGAAATCGTTATTGAGTACATCGCAGACGAGGCCCGCTCTTCAAACCCCACGGTTCATGTGGAGGCTGAGGAGGCTTTGCGTTCTTACATGTACTACAGGCTCATCGAAAGAAAAGCCAGTGTGCCACTTGGAGAAAAGGGCAGAGCAAGACAGGAGTACTACAACGAAAGAAGAAAGGCGAATGCTAGGCTGAAGGCGTTTAGCAAAGAGGACGCGCTCCAGACTATTCGCAAGAACTTCAAGCAAGCACCTAAATACTAATGGCTATTGAGAAGCTTGTACCCCAGTATCTCAACAAGGATGAGGACGAAAGACTCGTAAAGCCTTTTGAGATGACCGATGCGCTCAACATCCGCGTTTCACACGAGGATGATGGGAATCAAGGCGTGGTAAAAAACGTGGAGGGTAACACCGCTATCGCCGCAAGAACTTCCGCAGATGCCATCCCAAGCTCTGGCACCAACAGGGTTATTGGCTGTGTGTCATCCGACGCAGAGAAGAGCATCTACTTCTTTCTTTACAACTCGGCTGGAACTCACGGTATCTACCTGTATGACTCCTCTGACAACACCTACAGAAAGGTGTACGAGGATGACGTTCTAAATTTTTCTCAGAGCGGTTTCGTGAAGGCCGACATTGTTGTCAATCAGTTTCAGGAGCACTTGCTCTACTTCACCGACAACAGAAACGAGCCAAGAAAGATTAACGCAACTAAGGCAGTATTAGGGCAGTACAGCTCTGCATTAACGAACGGAACAGACGACACCAAATCAAGGTTCCTCACTGTTGCTAAGGCACCACCCCAAGAGCCCATTACGTTTGCCTTCCAGACCAATCAAAGCTTAGGAGTAAACAACCTCAAGGAGTCTTGCTTTCAATTCGCCTATCAATATGTGTACGATGATGGTGAAGTGTCTGCGCTTTCTGCGTATTCAGCACTAGCTGTAAGTAGGTCGCACACGGCATTTAACTCCAGAGAGTTTGGCTCACTAGAGAAAAGAAACAATGAGCTTAGGCTGACAATCACAAATGCTTACGGCCCGGTTGAGAAGATTAGGCTGTTTGGTAGAAAGAACAATGATGGTGCATTCGTGCTAATCAAAGAGCTCGACAATGTTGAGCCGATTAGCTTGGGCACACAGACTCAAGAGTTCATTTTTAGAAACGACGGAGCGTACACTTTTCTTTCTGATGAGGAGGTAAACAAGTCTTTTGATGCTGTTCCCAGAAGGGCTGGTGCTCAGTGTGTCACTGACGGTAGACTAATCTATGGTAACTACCTAGAGGGTTTCGACAACATCGACACCAATGTCTTCAGCTACCCTGTTTACAATCCCGAAAGCACTCTCGGCGGCGACTACGACTTTACTGTTGATGACAATGATGCTATTGTTAGGTCTCCTATCGCCTTTTACAGCAGTTCAAGCGGCTCATACAATACAATCTTTTCAGAGGCTTTCTTTGCTCCGCTCAATGGCGTAAGTAACGCCAGTCCAGCAGAATTAGATTTTGCTTCAAACCACCTTAGCACGTTTGGCTCTGGTTTCACAGACCCGAATAATACCAGCGACACCAGCTTTACAACGACGGGGATTCATTTTGATGTAGACCTTTCTGAGTTTCCTGAAGGGGGGTTCCCAGAAGACATGTCCCCATCTATTGACTTCAACGTAAATCTGTCTGCGAGCAAGATTGGGATTGTAGGTCATGGGGATGGAGACTCTGCTATAGGTGTCCCCGCAAGCACGTTTCAAAACGGCCAGCTCGTTCATTCAGGCACTTGCACCATTCTTCACCCAGACAACTCAAACGGAGCCCTTTCAAACCTCGCCCCAAACAGCGACATCATCTTTAACAAGCAGTTTGATGTAACTGGTGTCACAACTCTTGATGCTTTTCGAGATGCTCTTATCGACGGGGTGGTCGGTCAGACCACTTCATTTGTCGGGGTGTCTCCCGGTCAAACTCCAAGCTCTCAAGCTGGAGACCCTTACGGAAACAACCTGTCTTCTAACGACGACAACAGGGGTCAGTTTGGTGGTATGACCACTCACATGGCGATTGTTGCGGGCAACAACCACGACCTAATTCCATCAAATGTCAATAACAACGAGCAACTATTCGTCGCATTTGCTGGTGAGCTCAAGTTCATTATTCACTCCTCGGCAGTAATCTCTCCGACCAAGGTTAGGTTCTTCGTGCGCATGTCTGGTGTTGACCTCACATCTCAAAAGGTCAAGGCCGTTGACAGGGGTTTTGGCTCCACGCAGACAGGAAACCAGTTCATTGATACTTCGAACCACCCTCTGGTTGAGGAGAACTACAGTGGTTATGATGTCTACGACATTGACGAACACAGTGTCATTATCAACTCAACGCATACTAACGCTGACGGATTTACTGTAGAGGATTACGATAACGGAAGCAGCTCAATCAGAACGCTGCTTTTCGATTACGACGCTACAGGAAATGTAGATGTATTTGGGGAGTCTGACAAGGTTCAAAGCTTCAAGGCTGGTGCAACACATGATTTTGGGATTGTCTATTATGACGAGAGAAACAGAGCGTCTGGTGTTCAGAGAATTGACACCGTAGATGTAGCTCACTTCGGGACTTCTCAAAGGCAGGGAAGGAACGGGCCCGCTGAGATTGACATGAGGCTCTTGCATGAGCCACCGGAGTGGGCATCAAAGTGGGCTCCTGTGTATAGCAAGAACACCAGCTACGACAAGATTATGCAGGTGAGTATTGCTGAGGCTTGTTTGGGCAAGCAAACAACTTTCTCCGACATCCTATCACCTCAAAGTGCGGCAGCGGATAGGGACAGACCAGTTATTGAGTCCATTGCTGGGGGAATCAACGGTCAAATCTTTATTTCGATGAGGCCAACTGAAGGCAAGGCAAACTCCTACAAGCAATTCAAGGGGGGACAGCTTGACTATCAGTATCAAGAGGGGGATGTAATGCGCATCATCGAGTATGTTGGCCCAGATGGTAACCGTGTTAGACCGTTGCACGAGTTTGCAATCACGTCATACAAGTACTACGTCGATGATGACACGAATCCGATTAAGCTGTCGGTACAATCCACAGCTTCCGGTGGTGCTGTTCAAGCAGACGAAAACAACTTCCGAAGAACGGGGTGGTTCTTGACCGTCAGAGACAACAACACCCCAAGGTTTACTAGAGATGAGGTTGCTGTAGGTACGGACTTTTTCTCTCAAGGGTGCGTGGTGGAAATCTACAGACCCCAAAAGCAACAGGAAAACAGGATTTACTACGAAGTTGGCAAGTGCTATGACATCAAGACGGTAAGCGGAAGTAGGACGCACGGAGGCTCTCGCAGCAACTCCTCGATTTCTGCATTTAGCATGACGGTTGAGGGCGAGCTTTCGTTTGTCTCTTCTCAAAGGCTGTACAGAGGTGATAGGGTCAACACTGGCAATAACGGCGATGGTAATGCTATTAGTGCCACTGGTCGCGTCTTTGTTGAGAGTGTAAGGCCGGAGGGTAATGGGCTGTACGCATACAAAGTGCATCCATCGAATCCCTTTGATTCTACCACCATAGGAACTACAGCCGCCTCAAACAACGTAGATACTACGGTGGGCAGCTCGAACAGCTTGTTTCCCGGTGTAGTTACACTCAAGGAGGGTGACGTTTACATGCGTATCAGGGAGCAGCTATTTAATCCTGAGTCGTCGTTTGAGCCAGTGTCTGGAACCACTAGGATTTTCGACCCGACAAAGGTTGATGAGGCCAGATACAGGAAGCAGATTGTAGAATCAGAAAGCGTTAGCGACTTCTTTGATTCTAAGGCGATTGATATAGGCCGACCATTTATTGAGACGGTAGAGCAAAAAGAGATTGTCCGCGAGTCGGCAGTGACGTACAGCGATAGATTTGTTTCTGACTCCAGCAGACTCAACCTTTCCTCGTTCAACCCATCGTTATTCCCATTCAAGGACTACAATAGTCAGCACGGAATCATTACCTATTTGGTTGATGCTGGCGAGTCCTTTTTCAACCTACAAGAGAACAAGATTAGTCTTACTCCGGTAGGAAGAACCCTGATTCAAAGCACGGGTCAGTCTCAGCTCGTCACCTCTACTGACGTACTTGGCAAGGAGACATACTTGGCTGGTACCTATGGCCCGGGAAGAAACCCAGAGTCAGTGGTCGAAAGGTTTGGTAGGATTTACTTTTCTGACATGTCCTCGGGCAAGGTCATTGCGGTGACCGCATCTGGCATCAGTGCGATTAGCGACACCAAGATGGAGTCCTTCTTTGAGACGGCCTTCATGAACGCCTTTGAAAGCTCATCGACACCCAAACTACCCTCAGGTATTGACCCAGAAAACAACGAGCTTATTGTCACTATTGAAAGCACGGACACGGCACCGCTAACCTTTGGAGGCACAGCTATTGGGGACATCGTTAAACCTCCAACGAACCCCGACGTTACATCTGCTGACGGCAGGGTGTCAATCGTTCCATCTACCAACACCCTGACTTGGGACAAAGACGAATACCCTTGGGATAGTGACCACATTGATGGCGATGACAGAGAGCCCATTTGGGACAAGACTCACGCCGGGGTTGTGTATGCAGACCTTCTCATGAAGAGGGGCTCTGTTTTCGTTGACCCAATTCATGTTGACAAGGGAGACAAGATAGCTGTAGACGTTGTATTGAGTACGTCAGGAGAGTTTAGAGGGACTGCTGAGCTGTCGTGTAAGGATGGCTCAATCAAGTTCTGCACTAACATCATTGACATCGGGACTGATGTAGCCTCAGATGCGTCAGATGCCGTGGCTGTAGGCAGTACCGTCACCAACAACGGAGACACGATTGCATACTCTACAACGAAAGAGTTTTGGATGACGAGGTACAGCTTCATTCCGGAGATGTATGCTCACATTCACAATAGATTCTTCTCCTTTGAAGCGGGTCAGATGTACAGGCACAACATCAATACCACGCGAAACAACTTCTACGGGAATCAATTCACCTCAACCATCGACGTGGTTTCAAAGCAGTCACCATCCATGGTTAAGGCTTACACAGCCATGAGTATTGAGGGCAACGACACTTGGTCCGGAACCGTAGAAAACGTCACACAAACCACGAACATTACGGAGGCAATGTTTGAGGAGAAAGAGGGCATGTACTACACGAACATTCCTAGGGGTATTGCTGCAAACGCCAGCGATTCTATTGGAACTGAGCGTGTTGTTTTGGGTGTTGTTGCATCACAAGCAAACAGCAACAAAGAAATTACCTTTACTTCTAGGATTAGCAACCTTCCGTTCGGTCTTGGAGACCAAGTAAAGGCAATCACTGGGTCAGGTGAGGGGACAACAAACAAAAGCATAGAATCAATAAAGGACAGAAAGACAATCGTGGTAGATGAAGACCCCGGAAACCTAGTTGGTAGCACGCTATTAGCCTTGTCTTCTGATGTAATCAACGGAGAGGTTTTGAGAGATTACTACGCCAAGTTCAAGCTCGTAAATGACAACACATCTGCGATTGAGCTGTACGGGGTCAATGCGGTGTACACACCTTCTCCACTAGATAACTCACAAAACCAGTAAATTTGTAGACATGGGACCATTCGATGAACTAGGAGGGGCAGACCCAAACATTCCACCACCACAAACGCCCGACAACACTGGCGGAGGAGGGGGAAGCACATTCTCCCCTGCAACAGCAGCTGTGGGAATGATAGGCTCTGGTGTCGCCACTGCTTTAGGTGGTGTTGTAGACATTTTTGCTGGGAGTGCTGGAATTAAAAGAGGTGAAGAGGCACTTGGGGTTGCGGAGGCAGAGCTAAAAAAGCTCAAGGCTTCTCAGCCATCTCTGTCAACACCCTCAGAGTACTACGAGGCTGCAAAGAATGCCTATGACCAAAGACTGGTTCAGATGAGAACCGAGGACATTAACCGTTCCTTAGCTACCACAACGCAGGCAGCGGGTCAGTTTGGGGCCAGAGGTCTTGGGGCTGTAATGCAGGCACAAAGAGACGCTCAATCTCAGATGAGAACGGAAGCCCTAACGCAGCAACAGCTGCAAACACAGGCTCTCACGAACTTGGCCGATGCAAGACAGCAGGAAGTTGCCAGAAGGGAGGCACGCTCTACAAGAGACCTTGAGTATGGTTACGACGCACAGGCACTAGCACAAGCTCAAGTTGCTCAAGCTAGACAGCAGCGTACAGCAGGATTTGCCGGTGCTCTTGGGGGTGCAGCGCAAGCAGGATTGGGCGCATTGGCTCTTGATAAAATGGGTGGATTCGAAGCACTTGCAGCAGAAAAGGGCGCGAAGGTTCAAAAGACACCGGGTGAATTTAACCACGACACGAATGAGATGTACGTCGTGGACGAGGACGGCAAGTCCGTAGGTATCGCTCTTACTGGTGGCGAATACGTCATTGCACCAAAAGACGCAGCTCAGTTGAGAAACCTTTCAAATAAAGGCAAATCAGGTCTGCACAAGTTTGTTAGGAAGCTTGTAAACAGATTCGAAAAGGCAGACTAACATGGCAGAAGGAACAAGATTTAAGACTGGTTTTCTCCCAGCACCAATAAGCTACACCAACATCGGTGCTCAGATTGGGGACAGGATTAGCAAGGGCATTCAGAGCATGTCTGATGAGTTTGAGAGAAAAAGAGCTCAGGCAAATCAGACTATGGGATTTACTGATGCCCTAAAGGATGCTGTGCCTGCGGGCATTACTTCAAGATACCGGCAGGGTGCTCAACTTCTTTTGGATGAGTATCAAAAGGCAGCTACAAAAGCGTATAGAACTGGTGTTCAATCAGACATTGACGAGTATCAAAGGCTTCGTGGAGAGTTCATTGAGTTCAAAAACATTGCAACAGCCAAGAGTGCGTTAGATAATCAAACAAGACTGTCAATCGCACAGGGTAATTTCAAGAACCTTTCAGGTGGTATTGCAGAAAACTTAGATAAATACAACGAATACTCTAAAGCAGACTACAGCTTCAACCCAGCCACTAGACAGCTTGAGGTTACCGCCGACGGAGGTCAAAAGTATTGGAGGGACTCTAACATCGGGGACATGAATGATGTGTTTGTGCCTTCTGTTCTTTGGCAGGGCACAGAGTTCATGCCAGAAAAAGTAGGATTGTCAATCTATGAAGACGTTCTACAGCCAAGAGAAGTAGAGCTTCAGAAGAGAACGGATAGGGGTTTTGCCACAGGAGAGCTCAAGGATGCGGAAGCCTATGCCTTGATTGATGCCAACCTAAAATCTCGTCAATCTGTTCGAGGAGCTGAAATGCTGGAGGCCATTCAAGTGACTGGCTTCAAGAACATTGAGAAGCCGGGAACCATCAACCTCAATGAAGAAGACTTGGCCGATGCTGGGGTAATTTACAATGAGGAGAACTTGTTTGCCAATCCTATTGACAAAGACGGAAATTCTATTGGCAGTATTGGTTCTGGCTCCTTGAACAGCTCAGGTGAGTTTGTCTTTGATGTAAGTGATGAGGAGATTTTGAACTCCGGATTGATGCCAGAAAGTGCCAAGGAGTACATCCGAACGAGACAGGCCATCAAGCTGTACATGGAATCGAGTGCGAAGATTGCGTATGACCGCATCAAGAGGGACAATCAGATGTCTTCTGACCTTACAAGCAGACGCACTGATGCTGCCAATGAAGCAAGGCTCGAAGCCACTCTCGAAAAAGACGCTCCAGCAACAGACCTCATCCCTGTAAAAGATAGACTTACAATTCCTGAGTTTAGGGATGAAGAGAATAATCTTAGAAAGGCAGAAGAAGTAGATGTTTACCGAGTCCCTGCAAGCGTCAAGGGTAGGGAGTTTAAGTTTGTCGTAGAGGGGCCAGAGCTCACACCAGAAGAGAAAGCGGCTGGTAAAGAGCAAGCTGCTCAGACGGTTCTCGTTACCAACGCCGTCCTTGATACCAAGGGAAATCTTGTTGCCTACGATATTGCTACTGGACCGGGACTTATTGAGGGGGTGCAGCAAGACATTGCTGGTCTCGACTTGAGCACAGAAACTGTGTTTAAGAACGACTCAAGGTTTGAGCTAATTAACAGCAAATTCCGTGCTGTTGACCAGCCAACAGGCAGAAGAATTGGTAGGGACATTTTGGAAGAGGCACAAAACCGAGTGATTCTAGCAGAGTTCAAGGCATCTCAAGAGGGAGGTCAGGAATAATCCGTATTTTTGAGTCATGGACGAACAGTTAAAGGCACTGCTTACAGAGGCGCAGGCTAATGGTGCTTCTGAATCAGAACTTCTAGCGATTATTGCCCAGTACAATAGTCAAAAAAAAAAAGAAGACACTTCACAATCTCCCTTGGTTTCGGAGGTGGGTTCGTTGGATTCAAGCTCGCCTACACCTCTGGGTGGAGAACAAGACGATGCACTTTCGGATTTTCTTACGGCACCGAGGATAGGTGATACGCGGATTCCAGAGTTTGAGGCAAACATTCTAAACGATTATGCCGCGTCGTTCGACAATGCGTACCTCCAAACGATTTATGAAAAGTTTGACGTTTCCAAGTTTACGGATATTGTCGGCATTGATGGCACTCAATCTAGCTATCAAGAATTTCTAAATGCCTTTAACCAGTCAACTACCGAGGACGAGAGGTTCACAGCTAAAAAAGAGCTGGTTGATTTTTTGATTGAAGAAGGAGACCCTGATTTTGAGATAAACAGAAAGGTTCTTGGCGCGGTGACGGATGAGGTTTACAAAGACCTCACTGGAAACCCAGAGCTTGAGGGAGAAGGCATCTTAACGCCTGTTCCTCTCAAAACTCAAGTGTCTAAATCCCTTCAAGACTTAGGCTCGGGAGTTGCTACTAGGTCTGGTGCCAAACTTAGGGAGAATCTACCTCAAGAGATTCTGCAAGACCCCAAAAAGGTAAGCGATTATGAGAGGTATTTGTATGACAATTACGGGTTGTCTGTTGACCTAAATGAAGACAAATACATCGGTGGTGTAGAAGTCGTTGAAGGTGGTGCTTTTGCTGGATTTGGACGTTCTGTATCTAAGGCGTGGAAAGAAACCATGGCTGGTGCAAACTTCATGCTTGGTGACGCAGTGGCTACCATGTTTGGCGACGACAATGCGTTTACTCAGTGGGCGATTCGTGCTGGTGAGGAGGGTAGCAAGCAGGCGGAAGAGATTGCAAAGCAGCTGCCGATTTCTCTAGAAAGACTTTCAGCCAAAACAGACAAGGTTCTGTCTGGTCAGGGTGATGAAGGTGAGTTTGATGACTTGATTAACGACTACCTAAGAATGGGCGGAGAGTCCGTCCCAATGATGGGAGGTGCAATCGCGGCTGGGGTGTTGACTAGGGGCGCGGCATCGAGAAGCACGGGGCTTGCACAGCTGAGGTCTTCATTAAAGGGGTTGAAGCGTGTTGAGCAGATTGCCAAGGTCAGACAATTCCAAGCCGCTGGAAGAACTGTTTCTCAAGCCAAGAAAATTATCAAGACAAGTCAGACTGCTGGTGCGTTTACCGCAACCAGTGCCATGGGTATGGGCACACAATACAATGCAGTAAGAGACGAGGAGTGGTTCCAAGAAATGAGTGGGGCAGAGAAGGCCGCATACACTTCAATCATGGGTGTTGCCGAAGGTCTTCCCGCACTCGTTGCGGCAAACATCAGTGCGCGAGCACTGGGTAGGCTTTCTAGGGCTGGTAAGGAAAACTTTGTCAAGGGCTTCTTGAAGGCGACAGGTCTGGGCATGATTGAGGAGGGTGCTACCGAAGCCACTACAGCTGCCATCCAGTTCATCACAGAGTCTGGGTTTAGGGATGGTGTCTTGCCGTTTGAGATGGCTGGATTGGGGCGCATTCGATTCAACGACAAGTTTGATGTCGATGGCTTTACAGCCGCAGTAAAAGACGGCTTGTATGGGGGTATTGCTCTTGGTGGGGGTGTGTCCGTAACCGCACAAATCCCGGGTGCCATTTACGCTGGTGCCATGGCAGTTACATCGCTGCCCGCAGTACGCGACTCCATCAAAATTGATAAGCTCACTAGAGAGTACGACAGCGCACCCGACCAAGCCACAAGACAGGAGATTGGCAAGAAGCTGGAGGAGGCTGTTATGGGGCGGGCTACTAGAAACCGCAACAGAAGAAAGTTTTACGAAGACCTATTCGAAAACAACAAGGAGGCTTGGTCACAGCTTACTGGAATCCAGAAGCAAATCATCCGACTGGGCTTGCAGTATGAGAGAACTGAGAAGGGCGAAACCCGCGACGGGTTCAAGGCAGAGATGGTTGCCCTCCTTGAGGAAAGAACCAAGCTTGAGAAGGAGCTTGGAATGGAGTACGACCTTGACATCAACAAAGAGTTCAAGCGTGTCAGCGGTAGAATCTCTAAGATTGACAGGTATTACAACGACTACGGCTCTCTGTTTGAGGGTGACTCAGAGTCCACCACTGTCACCGGAGAAAACGCAGACACAGTTCTCGATGCGATTAACGAGGTCACATTCAACAGGATTGACCAAGTTGAAAAGCTAAGCACGGGGGTAAGCATGAAGCGTGCTCTCAAAAATGTGGTAACTGTAGCCAAAGCACTAGCCAAGACAGGTAAGTTTGAGGGTGTTGTAATTCACAAGACCGACACATCATTCATGAACGCGACTGGAGAGGCTCTTGGTCGCGGCATGTGGCTGGGCAAGGGTAGGATTCACATCTACGCACCAGCTGCCATGGAAAACACCTCCTTTCACGAGGCGTTTCACGACCTTGTTCTTGAGGCTATTGGTGAGGATGCGGTACAGCAGCTGTCAGTCTCTTTGTACAAGGGGCTGTCTGGAGAACTGCGAAAGAAGTACAACAACTTCCTTGCTGGTCAAAGGGGTGTTACACGTCGTCAGGCGCAAGAGATGGAGAGAGACCCCATGACTGCTGAAGAGTTCTTGGTTGAGCTGCTTGGGGACATTACGACTGGCGATGTAAGTATTGAAGTTCAAAAGGGACTGGTAAATCAGTTCAAAGACTTTGTTGCCAAGGCCGTTAACACCATCCCCGGTGTAGAGGTGGACATGACTGAGGCAGACCCAAGGGTAGCAGACCTTGTTACAGCTATCCAGAAAATGACTGGTCAGCTTGCAGCTGGTGAGGCAGTAACTGCGACCGAAGACCTGCGTAAAGCCGCTGTTCGTGCGGGCTATAGCGCGATGACGGTGGAGCTCGCCGACATGGATGCCAAGGCTCAGGGAATCTTTGCCAGAAACAGGGATGTAGAGGAGGTTACCGATGCTGGGCGTTGGGCGGCTGCTATGGCAGAGGCTACGGATAGGATGAAGGAGCTCAAGCAGAAGATGTTCCTTCAGGTTACCGCCATGACCGAGGCTCAGGCGCAGGAAATACTTGATGACGGCGGCAAGCTGTTTATGACCAAGGATGGGCTAGGGGGTGCGTACCTCAAAGCCGACGGGTACATGGGCGGCCTGTTCAAAAACCCCGACTCACAGCTCAAAGCAATTAGCGGTCCACTTCAGACTATCAGAGCAAGAGAAGGCGGCAAGTTCTACGATGCGTTTGCTACGAGGCTCGAAGAGATTTACGTCAAGAACGGGTGGAAGCCAGTTGCTAGACTTGACTTCGACGAACAGTTTGCGCCAGAAGGTTGGAACGACCCGGACTCTCCGCTGAGAGACAAGCCGGACGTTGTGTTTTTCGTGAAGGGAGAAGGCAAAGTCGGTGACGGTATTCGGATGTCGAGGGGTCTTGAGGATGACTACGATAGAGCATACGACTACACGAAGAGTGTTGCCGATGGTAAGCCACAAGCCCTTGTCCGCGCCCTAGAAGAGAAGGTGGGTAGGGAGTCATACCTCCAAACTCAAGGTGTGACTGAGGAAGAATTGGAGAAGAGAAAGGAGGAGCTTCGTCTTGAAGAAAACCAAAGACAAAAAAGAACCCCGAAGGTTGTAGATGCACTGAAGAGGTATGTTGCTCAAGAAATTACGCAGGAACAGTACATCGAAATTGTAAGAACGGAATCCCCCATCACGCCGTTCAAGGTTGTTCCTGAAATTCCCCCAACTCTGGACATGGGTGCTGTCTTGACCAGCAACAAGACCGAGACGGGAATCATCGGACTCAATAAAGAGGTTCCTGACAACTACTACGTTGGTTTGCGCCTAGATATTCCTGCCTATGACTTCTTCGATACATGGGTAGTTTCCGTTCACCAAGGTTCAAAGACGGGTGAAAGGTCACCACACATGGGAGGAAAGCCCATTGGCTATGCTCAGACTGCGCTTGCGACAAACGTAGAGTTTCATTCCGTTCCTCTGGGTGCTTTGAACATCGCCTTGGAAAAAAACAAGCAGACTATCGCAAGAATGTTTGGTGATTGGAATAACCACAATCCCGGAGAGCTTCGTCAGCGTGCGATAGACATCATGGCCGGAGACCAGTACAACATCTCAGACCACCCCGTAGGAAAGCACGAGGGTTGGGTGCAGGTGGGCATGAACCCCTTCCGTCACAGCTGGTTCTATGACAAGAGGGACGGTAATCCCATTGTGTCTGCATCTGAGGTCATTCAGATTGGTGCCCTTGTACTCGCTAAGGATGTAGAGAAAGTTCCCGTCACTGACGAGCGATTCAGCATAGTCACCAAAGATGGCGTGCCAATTAAGTTTCAGCACATCCTTCCGGGTCAAGACGGCATGGACACCAAGGTGTCTTTTAGCAACAAAGCCCAGAAGTTTGGTCGCATCTCAAACAGATACGCGGTAGAGGACGGTGAGTTCGAAGAGAGTGCTGATGTGGTGCTTCACAATGCCGTGTTCGATGAGGTGCTCAACGAAAGCAGAGTGATTGTCTCCTCTCCAGACCACATGCTCGTTGGCACAGTTTATCTGGACGACGAGGTTCTGGCTGAGGGTGGCGGTGGATTGTACTATCCTGTCCGCACCAAGAATACATGGGCGTTCGGTCAGAAAGGTGATGCTAATGCATTCAAGAATACGGTAAACCAGATGCGAGCCGATTCCCCTGACGGTAAGGTGCACATCTTACTTGTCAGCGGAACCGACGACAAGGTGAAGAGCAACATCACCACGATGGAGGCTACGATGAACCTCATGGACAGCCTTGTCGGTGAGAAGATTCTTACACAGAATCAAGTTGACAAGCTCATCGTTGATTCCTTGAACGACATCATCGACGCTCTCCCAGCTAAGGATGAGGGTAAGTTCGGCGATAAGGTTAAGTTCAAGGGTAAGCGAGCTGACATTCGTGCAGCTGTAGAGGCAAGCCTGCGTAGAACAGACAATACCTCGTTCGAGCTGAGAAGGAAGTACATGGACAAGCTGTTCGCCAACCTTGGGCGTATGTCTGTGATTAAAGAAAACCCCAAGTCTCTTGCCACCATCAAGGAAATGACTGGTGTGGACAGGATGACCAAGGGTCAGGTGGGTAGCACGCTGAAACGAACCACTATTCTCGCCATGATTGAGGGGTACTTGCAGGGTGTCCCACAAGACGTGGTGTACGCAGCTATTGAGGTTGACTCAGACCTTGAGGTTGACATGATGCCGGGTAATGAGGCGTTCCCAGCCGCTGTGGTTATGAGGGATGCCAACGGAAACAAGAAGACACCTAAGATTCACTTGTTTGCAGACAAGCCCCACGTTAACGACGTAATGCTTGACAACGAGACTGGCCTTAGCAGGGCAGACTTCATGGAGGCTAAGCTTGCCGACGGTGAGTACGCCATGAAAGAGGTGAGAAAGGGTGTGTTTGAGAGGAGAAGCGAGGCGAACGAGCGCAAGGCGATTGACGGCAGATGGAAGGGCAGCATGGGCTTGCTTCAGGCGGCCTACGGGCGCGGTAAAACCAGACCCAAAGCTCAGGCCATTGCTGATACGGAGGCTAAGGCTCAGGGCAGCTTCTTGAAGAAGGTATCTCAGATGATTGATAAGGCGTACCCGTCGCCAATCATCACCAGAGACAAGAGAAGAAAGAATCCAGTGACTGGACTTGACGAGTCTCAACAGATGGATGCCTTCGCCTACGCTAAGGATGAGGTCATCAAGACCCTGATGGACATGGGCATGTCTAAAGAGGGGGCTGAGATGATGTTCAAGAAGGCCGTTGCCTACAAGCAGGGTCGATTGCAGGGTAAAAAAGAGGGTATGCGTGTGGCTATGGCTAACGCAGCTGAGACCCGCAAGATGGGAACCAAGGCCAAGAACTTACAGAAGGCTCTCACGCAGCTCAAGGACAAGTCAAAAACATTCAACGAGTTCCTGACTGAGGCTATCAAGCTGATTGACGAACGCATGAAGGAGAACGCAAAGACTCCATTCACCCGCTCTCAAATCACAGCTATGGTCAAGGCCATCAGACAGGCTCACAAGACAAGCGGCAAGCGCGTTGAAGCGGAGGGGCTGGAGGCTATGCAAACCTTCATTGACAAAATCTCTGCCATCTTTGACAAGCGCGACTCCAAAGCAGAAATGCAGCGGTACTTGGACGGCATCAAGCATGCTCAGAAGTTGCAGAAGCGACTCAAGAGAATGGCTAGGCCGAAGGGTAGAAGCGGAGCAGCAAAGAACGTAACGACCTACGCCAAGATTGCAAACGGTCTTGCTAGAATCAACCCGGCCCTGCTTCCTCAGAACGAACTGGAGGGTTTCGTAAACACACTGATGTCCACCATCAGCTCGATGTCCAAGACCAAGGCTGTCTTTGACCCTGAGATTGAGGCGTATGTTGGTGCTGCCTTCCCCAAGGCCGAAGCACAGCTGCTGTACAACAAGCTCAGCAACTATCAGGCTATGGAGGAGCTGGGTAGGCAGGCCGTATTCATGGCTCGTGCTCAACTTCGTGCGGCTAAAAACAACACCACCGTAGAGGAGGAGTATGACAAGCTGGTCAAAAACTACGAGCGCAGTAGGCTGTCCTCTAGCAGGAGAGCCATCCTAAAATTCATTGACGAGAACCCAACGATTCAGCACCCCGACACAGGTGAGACCGTTGTTCTCAACGCAAGCAACCCCGCTCACGTTGACCTGATTACTCAGATTTTGGCTGACCAAGCGGTGACTAAAGAGGAGTTGCAGAAGGATGCCATCATCAACGATGTGCTACTACCAAGGATTGTAGCCAACATTGAAAAGCTTCTAGAGGATACTCAGATTGCCGACATTCTTGGAATCTACAGCGTGGAAGACCTTGACTTTGATAAGCTCAGAGAAAGGCTAAACAAGTTGAAGAGGCATCACATCATCAACCTTGACTACAGGCTTGACGACTACATTGTTAACGACTCGGTGTACGGCATCGGGTACATGCACGCTTTGGTGCAGGGCAACATCGACATGCCCAGTAAGCTCGACCGTCTGGTAAAGCGTAAGGGTCTGAAGGCTAGAAAGGGTGCGTTCTTTGGCATGCTGGATACCGTAAACTCCTACCTGTCCAACGTCATTCCCACTGACAGGATAACCTTTGCCAAGCTTAGGGTTGCGATTGGTTTGGCACAGCTAACCAATGACTTTGCTAAGGCTGACTTCATTCACAGTCAGGTTGTTGAGCTTCTTGAATCTGAGATTGACAGAATCACTGAGGAGGGTGGAAGCGTAACCACGAGAATGGATAGGGCTATCATGCAGCTTTACTCTATGGCTAAGCAGATGCCCGAGTTTGAAGGTGAGCGCGGACAGGCTGAAGCTGCTTGGTACTTGGAGCTTCGTAATGCAATGCGTAGAACCATTGACTACTACGCTGAGCAACAATCTTTTTCTAATCAAGAGATTGATGAATTTGAAGATGCATTTTCATACCTGTTTAATCAGGCTGAAACCCTTCCCGAGATGATTGCTCGTATCGAGTCTGAACGAAAGGACGTGGTGGAGATGGTGCAGTTCACAGCTGACATCCACACCAGCCTCATGCCAGCGTTCAGGAACTACGTTGAAAGGTATCTTGGAAAGGAGTTGGTTGTGGAAGACAACTACACGGCGTTCGAGGTTATCCCAGAGACGGGAGCAAAGGACGTGGACGACATGCTTCAAATGCGAATCTCTTTGAATGATGCCCTTGCAAGCAGCTCTCTTTCGCAAACCAAGAAGGTGGCGGGCAGTAGCTTCGAAAGAAACCCCCGCTCCCTAAAGGGAAAGAATCGTATCGGTCTTGACTTCCTGTCTGTCAATGAAAGAACGCTGAGGGACAACATCATATTGTCCAACACCGTAGGTTCTGTCGTCAGAGCCAACTATGTGCTGAACAGTGATGCCATGAAAGCCTTTATCCCGAACGCAAAAGTTCGCATGGAGCTTGAGAGAAAAATCATGCTTTACGTTCAGCAGGATACCGGCAAGATTCCTCCAGTGTTCCAGCCTACATTTAAGGCAGTTGGTTTCAGGTTTATCAATCCCATCAACCTGCTTCGTAACGCCGTAATCGTAAAGGCATTTGGCAGCTTTGGGATTCAAACTCTGAAGCAAAGCACGGTTCTTACGTCGGTCATGTTCCAGACAAAGAACCCAATTCAATCCATCCCTTACTTGCTGACGACGCTGACGGAGATGGTTTACTTCTCACTCAAGACTCTGGCTCAGAAGGACTCTAAGCTTGCTCTTGATGACGGCAGATACAAGCTTCTTCAGAACTCACCCGTATTCCAGAGAGACTACGAAGCGGGTAACATCGACCCGTACACGGGTAGAATGAGTCTCGACGAGGGCAACTTGCAAAAGGCTATCAGGACTTTGAGCGATATAAGTTTGAAGAACCTCAAGGGTACGGACAAGGTTGCGGCTGTGGCATCGTGGTTCACCTTTTACGGCGACGCTCTGATTAGCGAAGGTGTGGTTGACAGCTTCGACCAAATTGATTGGGATGCAGAAGCGGTGAATCCAAACCAAACGGCGTTGAGCTATGCTGATGCCATGGTGAACAAAGACCAAGCTGCATCTACACCGAGAGAGGCGGCCGACCTGTACATGCAAGAAAAGGGCGTGAAGTCTATCATTGCTTATCTCGCGCAGAACATCTTGCTTCCGTTCTCAAGGTTTGCTGTGAACAAGAAGCGAAGCATCTCCTCGGACTTCATGAGAATCTGGAAGGGTGATTTGGATGCCAAGAAGGAGGGTAGCGTTGCCATGCTTGGTCACGCTGCTGAACTTACTCTTTTTGCCTACATCGGAAAGGTTTTGATTCCTGCAATCTCCAGCATCTTCATCGACGATGACGAAGAGGACATGCCTAAGGATTCACAATGGAGGGACATCTTATCTCAGGTGATTGTTGATGCTCAACCACTTCCTCCAATGGGGGTGCTTGACAATCAAATCAAGGGTATGCTCAACGAGCATCTACTGTATCCCTATGATGTCATGATGGAGGGTGACTTTGACTTGGGTGATGAGGACGGATACGAGCGTTGGACAAGGCTGGGTAAGGGTGCTCCAATGTATTACAAGTCTGCTCCTAAAGACCCTACTCAAGGATTCACGAGGTTGCTTGGCCCGTATGGAGACTTCATTGATGATGCCAGAACGATTGCAGAAAATCTTGCCTTGCCACCAAACCGCGTGGTTTCAAGCAACGGAACTGAGTACTTCGTCAGACCGGAAGACAAGGAGGCAATGCAGTTGCACTACTACTTGAAGACCTTCCTGTTTGCCGGACAGATGTTTGGATTGTCCAGCAAGGAGATTGATGTTCTGGTTCGTGACTTGGACAACCTGCCAAGAGATAGGAGGCTGTCTAACGAAGAGGCACTTGCCGCATACGAAATCGTTGCCAGTAAGTACGGGGAGAAGTTCGAGGGTATCGCAGGAGAGGAGCGACTCAGAGAAATCATTGATGACAAGGACTCAGTGTTCGACAAGCAAAGGGCAGTCCAGTCAACACGCACCTCACTGAAGCCAATCCTTGCTGAGAAGCACATGAAGGAGACGTACCCCGACCAGTACAAGTCATTCATGAGGGAGACAAGAAAGCTCACCAAGCAGCTCAAAAACGCACGCGATTACTACGCCTATCTGCGTGGTAAGAGACAGGACATGGAGGCTCAGGAGTTTGCTGAGTTCAAGCTGTTCCTTGACACCTACTTTGGAATGGTGCGCCCCTCGTTCTACGTTGAGAAGCAATACATAGAATCTGTTGAAGAATGAAACTAGAGGTGATAAGGTTTAGCAGTCAGAAGCGGGACACGCTGGGGCTATTGTTTGATGTGAGCAACGGTACAGAGTTCCGTGAGTTCCTTTGCTTCACACTTGAAGACGAAGACAGGGAAGAGAAGGTCATGCACGAAACCAGAATATCTGCGGGCACATACAAACTGAGGCTAAAGACTTGGGGTGGATACCACGACAGGTACACCAAAAGGTTCGGCGAAATGCACAAGGGGATGATTGAGGTGTTGGACGTTCCAAACTTCAAGCACATCCTGATTCACTGCGGTAACGACGAGGACGATACCAGCGGGTGCCTACTACTCGGTAACAGCCAAACGGAGAACATAGTGTCCACTGGATTTGTCGGCGGCTCGACCGAGGCTTACAAAAGAGTTTACCCTCCCATTGCAGCAGCGTTGGAATGCGAGGAATGTACAATCACATACACCGATTACGATGGCTGAGAAAAAGAAAATCAAAGACACTGGACTGGGTAAGTGGCTTGCCAAGGCCGCACCTAATGTTCTCAACACCGTGGGAGACCTACTCCCTGACAGCGGAGCACTGGGCATGGTCAAGAACCTGCTCGACAAGGAGCCGGGAATCTCCCCAGAGGAGGCGAGGGCTCGCGTAGATGCAGAGATTGCTTACCAGAACAACGTGACTGAGCGTTGGAAGGCTGACATGAGCAGCGACGTAAAGCTGGCTAAGTACATCAGACCCGTTACCCTGATTGCTCTGATGGCTATGTTCGTTGTGACCATGGTGTTAGACTCAATGGACAGCCTTCCATTCAATGTGAAGGACAGCTACGTCTCCTTGCTTGAGATTCTGATGCTGACATCATTTGGTGCCTACTTCGCTGGTCGCACAATCGAGAAGTCCAGAAAGTAAAACCCCCGCTCCGAAGAGCAGGGGTCTGAAAGGTAACCAAAATCCGTTATGCACTATCCGGCGTAACGCAATGCAAGATACGGGTTTTATGGCATTCGCCAAAGCTCTGACACCTTGCATTACTGGGAGCTCAACCATAGGACATGAAGACGGGTGTCTTCTCCCCAACGTATGAGCCTACTACATTGTATTCCATGAACTCGACCGCATCTTCAATCGTCATGCCGTCCCTGTGTATCAAGATGGAGACGCAGGTGTCGTAATCGTACACCGCCACGACATTCGAGCCTTGAGTGTAGCCAATCAGGGCTTCCTCAAATCCATCAGCCAGTAGCGCGTCGTTCTCTGCTAACACGTCAATAAGGTACTGCCTTTTGAAGTTGTTGAGACCAGCTAGAAATTCCTTGGTGGGTTGTACGTTCATTTCAAATCCATTACGCGCAAGAACATCTCCCCGCTCTGGGAGTCAAACGTCTTAATCGCCTTGTAAATTTTACGAGACTCCCTTCTCACAGCTTCGCGCTCAGCCTTGGTGGACTCAGTGCCAAGGGCACAGTAAAGAGCGCAGTCCATTCTGAGAAGCTCATCCAGCTTCTGTTTATTCGTCCACGTTGTGAACCCCAGAACCCTGTCGATGTCTTTAGTAGTATAGGCCATTGAGGTATGAGTTTATTGCCTGCTCTACTCGCTCCTCTTGACCCTTGGGGCACTTCTGGTACAGCACCTCCTGTATCCTGTCAAATCCACCACGCCAGACGTGTTTTTTTCTTAGTCCCTCCACCTTACTCTCCAGCTCGGTAATCTTCTTGCGAAGGCTAAATACTTCTTGCTTTAGCTCGGCGTTGCTCATGTCATACACCGGGTCAAAGTTGCCGTAGTACACAGCCTTTGCATTCTCGTAGGAATCCTTCAGCCTCTTGTCGTTCAGGATGTATCCGTCGAACCGCTGCTTGTAGTGCACGATAGTGCAGTGACTCTTTCCGAGGTACTCACCAATGGCAGTTGTGGTGTATCCCTTGTCCAGAAGAATCTTGGAAAAAATCATGCGGGCATTCACGTTCTCCCTGTTCCTGCATGTTGTAATCAATTCTGTGTTGAGTATGCTTTCCACGGCAGCGTGCAGCACCTCAAACTCTTTACTTATTGTCCGGAGTAAGACCAATTTTGTTCTATTCATCGTGTTAAAATCGGAAGAGAAAGATAGGCAGAGATGTCGTACACAGCCAAGTATCCGGTCTCTTTTTCGGGAGCGGTGACCAAGCTCCACGGCAGAATCCAACCCCTTGCATTTACAGCTTCCCCCTTGCCAACATCTCGCTTCGTGTCTCTCGATTGAAGGTTTGCGTTTTCACAAAAGGTCAAGAGCTTTTCTCTGTTGAACAGGTGGGCGTGACACTTGTACTCACCAAACTTGTTGTCATCAACGAACTGGTCGGGCGCGTGCTTCACAACATAGACCCAGTACTTTGATGTAGATGCGCGAATACCCGTTGCTTTGGGCGGGGTTCGGCTGGGGTTGACGTATTCTATGAAGAGGTTGTCGGTGGGGTTTCTTTCCTTGCCAAATGACTTCCATTTAGCACAGGACTTGGTGTCCCACTTCACCTCATAGTATTGGTTTTCCGTCCTGTCGTGAATGTCCCATCCGGAAACCTTACCCTGAGACTGCTCGTAGTCCCTGCCAGTAATCGTTCCCATGAAGTTCATCCAAGCAAGCTCTACCCTGTTGCCGAACTCAAGGTCTTTAAGAAAGCTGCTCGACATCCTCGTCTTCTATGTATTCTTTCAACGCATGCTTCAGTGCTTCGAGCTCAAGAATTACGAGCTTCTTGTACTTTCTTACGTCGTCCAGTGTTTGCTCCCAGTCTGTAGATGGGTTGCCCTTTCCGTCATGGAGCTGCTCGTACAGCTCCGTAGTCAGCCTCTGTATCTCCTGCGTACAGTAGCTGTAGAGCTGACTAAGTTTTTGCTTCTCCATTGATGTGGCTCAGTATGATTGTTATCGTTTCGTCTACCTGCTTTTTGTTCTTGGGGATGAAGAGCATGTAGTCATCCATGTCGTTGTCCGACAGGTACTTCAGAAACATCTTCCACCTCAAAGGAAAAGTGTGCTGCGATGGAACCCACCCCTTCGTCTCAATGATAAAGCGGTGCTCGTGACTAACGAAGTCAGGTGTGTACTTAACTCCAAGTACCACCCTGTTCGTTGCGTCGGTCATCACGTCCTTCCCCCGTGTTGATTTGTGGTAAACGCCGGGATACCTAAACGAGTCCATCAGCTGAAAGGTCTCGCTTTCATATCCAAATTGAACTTTTGCCTCCCTTAGCTTGTCATAGCAGTATGTCTCCAGAGTTGACTTCAGCTTGACTCCTGCTCTGTTGAGGTCTTTGCGCTTCCTGCCCTTGGTTGGCCTTGTTAGGTTCTTGCGGCGTTTAGCCATGCCCTAAAAGGTACGTTCAGAAGTGCTCTTGTTTACCAACAAGTTGTTCACCAAGCGATGTGAATAGCTTCTGGTGGGGTGCGTGCATGGAGAATCCGCTCTGCGTAGAGTTCAGTTCGAATATCATTGGCTGCGCGTAGGGCGTGGGTTTCCCGCCAGTGTCTACCTCACGAACCTTTCGAACGTGCATCTCAATACACCGCCTCTGAAGTACGTCTGGGTGTTGAATCTTTCTGTGCAGCGTGATGAAACAATCGCTGCGGTTCACCCACTTACCTCCGTGCTCGGTATCCTCTGCGTAGGGAGCAACCTGCAAGCCATCGTCACCCTTCCTTCGCTGGCTCTCTGTGATGCTGTGGGCGTTCACCCATACAGCTACATCCATGTTGTTACTGAAGGTCAGGAACTCTGAGGCAGCCTCGTAGTGATACTCGTGCGGCCCAACACCACGGTTGGCACTCATCTCAATCTTCAGGCTGTTGTATGGGTCTACAAACAATCCGTCAATCGGGTTCTGCCTGTGCACCTTCTCACAGAACAGGATGATGTCCATGTAGCTGTAGGTCTTGCTGTTGTCGATGACAACGAAGTGCTTCTCCACCCACTCTCTTGCTTTCTTGCGCTCGATGTGCGTGGTGCTGCCAATCTTCTTGTTCAGCGCGAACTGCACGAGCTTCATCTTGACAGCAGCGGAGCGATTCTCTGAGCTGTAGATGACCCATCTCCAGTCGTGGTGCATCGAGCTGGCTACCATCAGCCAGAGGGCAAAGGTGGTCTTCCCAATGTTGCTGTGCCCGTTAATCATGACGAACTCCTTCTTGAATACGAAGTTCTCATCCATGAATGCGTTGCCCGTGGACAGACCCAATGGAATTTTGCCATCGACGTACTGCTCAATCCAGTCGTAGTCAACGTCGTCGCTGCTGATGAAGGACATGTCCCCATCGTTCAGCTTCATCTCCCGCTTAATCTTCTCCTCGCTATTGATGACCTCGCTGATGGGCAGCTTCTTTCCGTTTGATACCCCATCTTCGATGGCTTTGAGCGCACCCTCAAGGTTGTCGATGTCTCTCTTCTGAATCTCCCTTTCCAACACCCAGCGAGCAACATCCTCCTCGACGATTCCGCTTGCAACGTATCCACCCATCAAGCTGGCAGCCTTCACCAGCACGTTGTGCTTGTCGCCGTCCTCCGCCTTGCGAATCATGGCAGCGGCGATGTTCACCTTGTTGAAGTCTGTCCTTCCAGATGACTCCCTTACCTCTTGGTTCTGGCTACGCTCAGAGAGCATGCCGCCATACCTCTCGTACTCGCCTTTAACTACGATGTCTGGGTCATACGATTCAAAGCACGCCCGGCTCTCGTTTTCTCCGGTGCTGTCCAGCTCAAGGCCGTACTGCTCTTCGAAGTAACGCTTGAGAGAGCGGTAGTGGTCGCGGTGACGTTCGGTGTTGGTGATTTCTACCAGAGCCTTGACACCCTCACCACTTGGCGATGCCCAGCAGGACAAGATGTATTTGTCACCCGCAAGGGCAGACTTAGTTCTGGCAACATCAACGTGGTCAAAGTCTAAGATGACCAGACCGCTGTGATACTTGAGGCTGTCGTCGCTGCGCTTGTTCTTCTCAAAGATTCCGCTAAAGCATACAGCTGGGAGCTCTTGCTTGACTGACTTGTCGCCCTCACGAATTAGCTCAACCTTTGGTCGGCTCTTGCCCTCCTTTATCCTCGTTAGAACTGTATCGAGGCTCGTAATTACTGCTTCCTGTGTGCGATAGATGGTTGGATAGATGGTTACCTTCTGATTCTTCATTCCGCAGCTGCTGTATCTTGTTCTCGTACCACTTCGCCTTCTCCATGTCCTGCTCCACGCTGTTGCCGGGCTTGTTCCCCGCTCGCATGCGGTACTTGAAGGCATTCATCTCGCAGAACGCGATGTATGAGTCTTTGCCCCAGATGTCTATCATCATCTGCCAGACCTGCTTCTCCCCCCTCTTGTAGTGCGTTGGGTTTATAGCGTCTAAGTCTGATTTGGATTCTGTCTTTGAAGGCTTCGAGGGTTTTGATGATGCCTTTGATTGTATCAATTTGCTCATGGGGAGTAAGAAAGTTTTGAGCCTCTAAATTAAGGTCGTCCTTCTCGAAGGCATCCAGCTTTTCCAGTACGATTCGAGAGGCTGTTTCGAAGTACGTTCTGTAATCAGGACTTGAGACGAAGTACATCTCATGGTTCTGCTTGTAGTGGTAGATAGTTGTCCTGTCCTTCTTGAACAGGTTGGCACACACGGTGTGGTGAAAGAACGCGGATGTCGCGTTGGCGAACGCTGCCCTCAGCTCTACCTGCTGTCGCGTTCTCGACTCTGTTGCCTCGATGCCAATCGCCTCAAGGTAGTCGCGGTATGTTTCTCTAAAGATGTCCATTTCAGTAAGGGTTTTAGTACTCCCGGCAGGACTCGAACCTGCAACATTCACCTTAGAAGGGTGATGCTCTATCCAGTTGAGCTACGAGAGCATAGCGAGGGGAGCCAGAACAATTCACGAAACTGACTCCCCCCTTGCGGTCTACATCCTAACCACTATTTAGAATGGCACTTCGGTGGTGCTCTTCGCTTCCACCTTGCGCTTCTGTTCGCTCTGACTGTTCGGGTCGTACACCGAGCAGAAAGCTTTCATTCGACGATTGTCTTCACGGTCTGGCACGGACACCACGTCGATGTACACGCGCCCCTTGGAGGTTGCGTACTGCTTCAGGTTGTCCAGCTCTTCGAGGGTGAAGGAGATGCGCTGGTTTACTCGTGGGGATTCAGTGTATCCCACATACACGTTGCTGTTCTCAGCCATGTTTGATAAAAATTAAAGGGTTAACGTAAACTGCTTGTACCGGTTGCGGGATTGTACAACTCCCATAAGTCCTTCAGCGTACAGCCACATGAGCCGTAGCTTGCTTCTGTCCTGCTCGTCGAGGGCGTTAGCCAACTCCGTGTAAGGCATGTTCAATTCGGTGATGGCGTAGTATGCTGTAAAGCATCGGTCGGTAAAGCCGTCCTTGCCAAAGTCCTTGCACTTGGTGATGTCGATACCGAAGTGCACGTTTGCTCGGGTGATTAGTTCTTTTGCTGTCATCAGATTACTCCTTTGATGAAGAACGTGTCCGTCTCCAGATTATTGTCCAAGTACCGAGTAATTCTTTCAACGGCTCGGTCAAACTTAGCTTGCCCGTTGGCGATGGTCTCGTCACTTGCTTGGTACACACCGATGACGTATGGATAGGCTTTCTCCTGCGCCACCCAGTAGAACTTGTCCAGACCCAGAACGCTACAGTAGATGTAGGCTTGGATGTCGTAGCCGTAGTCTCTGACCGCATAACGGAAAGATGATAGGCTTCTGGTTGTCTTGTGGTCACTGATGTAATCTTTGTTCAGGCAGTCCAAGAAGCCACGAACTGGCACGCCGGAGATTTCCTTGTTGAACTCGTGCTGGTAGTCACCGATGAGGTAGTCCTGTAGTACACCAGTCACTTTGAGTCTTTCAATCATCTCCTTGGCTTTCTGAAAGTCATCTTCACCGATGAGCTTCACGCCTTTCTCGTCAGCCTCTTCTTGGAAATCCTTGACCCAAGCCTTGTACTTGTTCGTCATGCGGGGTGCACGACCGCCTATCTCCTCACACTTGGTGCTGTCGTTGAGCACCATGAACTGCTTGTCGAAGTCCTCTGGCGTAAAGAGAAGGCAATCGTACATGCTTCCAAAGGTCAGGGCATCACTCTCTTTCTTCAGCTGTCCTCTCATGTACATCTCCCACAGGCGCATGTCCTGTAGTGCGTACTTGATAGAGCTGTAAGAGAGATGTCCCTTACCTACCGCTTCTGCTAATTGAACCGACAACATTAGGCTTCGGCGTATTCAGCAAGCTTGCTGTATTGAGTCTTATTGAACTTGGTCTTTGACTGCTTCTCAATCTTAGACCATGCCTCCTTCTTGTCGGTGGCATTCTTCAGGTAGGTCACGGCCTTCTGGTAGTCCTGCTCTGTGGTGTCAGGCTCGTCCTGTTTGGCGATGGCCTCCTTGACCTCGTTGGCTGAGGCAATGCTCACGTCGATACCGATGCTCATCATGGCGAGGGCGCGACCAACTGCTGAGGTCTCACAGTTCTCGACAAACGATGTCTTGTTGATGTTGCTCGCCGACTTGACCTCATGGGCATGACCCGTAGCGATGACCCGTTGGTCGGTGTCGGCAATGATGCACTTACAGATACACTCATCCCCCGACTCCATCATGGTAATCTCTGTGGAGATAGTCCAGTTCTTGTATTGGTCTTCCTGTCGGAAGAATTTGATACGCTCGTTTACCTCGACGTATTGCTTGCCACGGATGTTCGTGGTCTTGAATTTGTGTTTTGACATTTCTATTCAATAAAGGATTCAACTTCTTTTATCATCCACCCCTGTAGTATCACCACTGGTTGCATCAGGATGCACAGCAGGAGGATTGGCGACGCTATCAGCATCTTGACTGCTCTCTTCATAGGCTTTGACTAAATCTTCGTATTCATCAAGCAGTACACTCTGTTGTCTAATCAAGTTGCTGTACGCTTGCCTTTCGGATTGCACCGCTTCTGCGAAGTTCGAGGTTTTCCTCGACATTTTCAACAGGTTAGTACACATTTTTTTCCACATGTTGGTAGCTTCGCTCATGCTTCCCAGTCTGTTAGGGGGTCTCGCAACCCAAGGTTCTCGGCTTCATCAGCGACAAGCATACACGCTTGCACCATTTGACTCTGGTCTAATTTGCCAAGGTCATACCTACGGCAAACGTCAAGGAACATCCGGCAGATTGTCCGGCTGTCATGCAGGTCGAACTGCATTGCCATGCCCTCGGCTTGGCTCATAGCTTCTGTTGTTTTACTCATTGTAAAAGGGGGGTTTGGGGTTATACAAGTTTCTGATTTCGTCCCTGACATGTCCCGACAACTCGTGCCAGTCGATTGTCTGAAGGCATCCATCAACGAAGTCCTTGAGGATTCCGTTAGGTAATGTCTTGTAGGTGTCCTCGACCAGCATGTCGAAGCAGTCTCTACACCACTGCGGTGTGGCTCCTGATACGTCCTTGGGGTCTTCGTTCTCGATGTACAGCTCTGCCAGCCCCTCGACGTATCCCCAGACGTTGACCAGCCACGTCTCTCTGTTGCGGAATGACTCGTAGCTCATGGCGTTGGGGCTTTGAGTTCAACGATGTCGGCGTGGTCGTGCAACACTCCGTTGCGGCGAGCCATGTCCATGCCCTGCTCGTAGGTGAAGTACCTGCGGTCGGGGTCTTCGATGTGGTCTACCTCGGACACGTCATCCCATACGCTGTAGCGGAGGATGCCGTCGCCACCCAGTACCCAATGCTCCTCACCCTCTTGGAAGGGGAACTGAAGCCTGCGCTGGTACTCAGCCCAGTCCTTCTTGAAAGCCTCCAGCTTCTCTTGGATTTTGAGCTTGTGGTACTTCTGATAGCAGGCCGTGAAGGGCACTCTCTTGGATGACACGTTACCTGCGTACACTTGACAGAAGGCCATCATAGCCTCGTCTGTCCATTGAATTTTTTTTACGTCTTCACTCATGATGAATTGTTTTTTGGGGTTTCTATCTCGATAACGCCAGACCTTCTGGGTTATTGTGCTCCGCTTGTTAACGGATGTTAATTACCAAGATGAGCTGTACTCGAAGTCCATCGAGTGCTTCATGTCCTTGGCTTGGATTTGCTGTGTCACGAGCTTCTCGATGGTCTTTGCGGTCATACGCAAGTCCTCGAAGTAATACTCGTCATACTTCGTCGTGCCGTAGAAGAACCCGTCTTGCGTTGGCAATAGCTCTTCGGCTCGCTCTGGCGATGCAATGACAGCAAGGCAGGCGTGTCGTAGTTCCTGTAGTTGCTCGATGCTGACGTAGTACGCGGCGCAATCGTCTTTGCCGTCCTGTACGTTGTCAACGAACCACCTGTGGATGGCATTGGCCTTTCTCCAGTACAGCACCTCCTCTCGGATGCTGGTCAGTTCGCCCACACTTCCGAGGAAGGGCACGCGCTTGTTGTTCATCTTCGCAGAGACCTTGTAGTCTCTGTCTGGTCGGTGACTCCAGTTCCTTACGTTGTGGTTCCGGGTCAGGTACATATCAAGTCCCATGGTGAATTGTTTTTAGGGGTTTAACTGATGTCCAATGCTTCCAGCTTCCAGAACAACGAGATGACATCGTTGAAGTCTGTCAGCGCGGTCTGAGACACTTGGTCTCCGCTCTCGGAGAAGACAACCACTTCGTTCACGCCGTTGAGCGTGGTGATTGACAGCTCTAACTTGCCGATTTGAATCTTCATGACTCCGGACTCGACGGCCTTGTTCTGCACCACCTTGAATGGGCGCGGGGTTTTCTCAAAACTCATAGTGAATTGTTTTC